ATTCTCTTACTGCACTTCGCCATGTACTAAAAGGGTCGGCATTGAATGCAGTAATGTTGCTAATTTTAGAAATAACATTAACATCACCTAAAGATGTTGTCATGTCAATTGTATTCTCATTCGCATTTAATATTAGTTTTTTTGGAAACAGTTTTATTCCGCCATAGCCGTATTCCAAATCATTAATCGGATTTTTACTTTTCCAAATATAAATTTTATCTCTATCAAATAGCCCAGGTTGAAAATCAAACTTCCATCCGTCAACAATATAAGAATCACCGTCGACAACATAGAACATGTCAGTCTTGGCTAATTCTGCTGCTGCTTTATGAGCACGGTGTATTCCTTTTATTCCTTGTATTCTTTTTGCTCTAGGGGCAAATTCTAATAGACGTTTAAAGTTTTCGTCCGCGTTGGGTTCATCGTAGCTAATAAAGATAATATCAAAATAACAGGCAGTGTTTAAATCGTAATTTCTTTTAGACCAGCCAGACTGCGGGGTCCAATTTTTAGGAAATTTCTTTATGAACCAATGTAATTCATTGTTCCATGTGCTTTCCCAAACTATTACTTTTTTTGAATCAACATTAATATCGGCATAGTTTAATACCCAGTCATCGAATATAGGATTGACCATAACGACATCTTCTACTGAAGTATCTTGAACTTGGGAAGCTAGTTTATATAGTCGTTCGTCATAAGATTTTGGGTCTTCGTCCCATCTAACCGTTGCAACATATTTTTTATCAATAATTTTCATATATCAATTATATCCCATGTAATTTCTTTTTCTGTTAATGCAGTGTGTGTTCTTGGGGGATTAGTCCATACTTCTTTAAAAAAGAGGCTTTGTTTATTGTCTAGGTCTGCAACTGGCAATAATAATTTTGATCTAATTTTATTCCCTAGCTCAAAAATCCTTAATTTTAACAAATCATCACTACACCCTAGCACATTCTCTTGCCAATAACGATTAAGGTATTCAAAATCTCTTACTTGTATATAATCCCAATCAGTACAGTTAGTCATATAACATCCTAATCTTGCACCGTAGATACTCCAAAGACCGTTTTCAATATCAGCACCTACACTACACCACATTAGTAGTCGTTGATAGTTACGTTTACCTAATTGACGTTTTGGATTTATTAGTTCCTGTCGTTGACCCTGGTCCAACGACATCTTTACACCTTCTCGAAAGCCTGCTCGCCATGCCTGTAATGGACTAGCATTATTGTATACAACTGAATATGCTTCTGCCATTTGAGTATAATTGTCTTGCCAACAAAAGTCAACTTGATTGGTGTTGTTTTCTGCATCTTCGTGTGTTTTCATGTTGAGTACAAATTCTCTTGTCCAACATTTTAATCCACCATTGCCATAAACTAATCCGTTAATAATATTTTTGCCTGCCCAACTCAATTGGGTTTTGTCTTTCTTTGGAAGTTTGTCAAGATCAATCTCTAAATCAAAGAATTTTGGATCTACGATATTATCAGCGTCTACTGTTATAAAATATTCTGTATCTGATAAACGAGCACAGGTCTTATGTGCTGCATCACTGCCTTTAACTCCGTGAACACGTTTAGCCCAGGGTGCTTTGTTTACTAGGTCTGCATAGTTACGTTCGGCATTGGGCTCGTCATAACTTAAAAATATGCAGTCAACCTCAGCTAGATTTAATTTCATGGTTATAACTTTTAAATATTTTATTTGTGTAGAAACAAAAATTATTGTTTCCTAAATAATCAAACTTTGCTATTTGATTATTAAAATCTTCGTGAGTTAATGCCTTAGACCATAATATAAGATAAGGATCCTTATCTAAACAGGCTGCTAGATATAATTTTTTATGTTTAAAATTGCTGTCTTGCTGCCACCAATAAAACATTCTTTCGTCAATAGTAATCTGTACAGTCTTGTCTAAGATATTTTGCGTAATTACAACATCAGAGTCCTCTTTATTTTCGTTGATTAAATGCACTCTATCTTTTATTGATACCGTGGTAACATTAGTGGTTGTCTTGGGTTGTATAAATCCTGTATTTGGTGCTGCACCAACAATTACTTTATATCTTAATAATTTTTCTTTTCCAAGAAAAATATCCATGGCTAGTTGATCGTCAGTATTAATATAAGGATCTGTACGATTAGAATCTAGTATTCCAGACATACCTACTATGTTTCCGTTTTCTGAGTTATAGTAGACTATCATAAGAAATCCTTCTGTACATAATGCAGTACTCCAGATTGCAGATAAGGACCTAGTTTAATACCTTGACTAGTATTGTATCTATTTAAAACAGTGTCCCAAGGCTCGCTAGGTGTTCGCCATCCTTGGCATCCGCCTTTCATATGTGTAAATGTTGGAAAGTCTGCTGATGTAGTTACTTCAGATTCAATGTCTAATATTTTAACAGCCATGGCCATGGCTAGATCAATGCTGGGAAATAGTTGTCGAGACTCTGGAGCATATCTAACACTCCATGCATTCCAATTTGTCACTATTGATGTTAATAGATTAAAGAATATTTTGTTCTGTTGAGTCTTTTTAAAATATGTAAATGCGGAATAAGTGTTAGGCATGTTATTTGCTGCAAAGGCTTTTCTATAAGGATTAACATTGACCCAATCATCTCTGTATGTTTTTACTTTACTAGTAATTAACATATCGTATTTGCTCATCATATCCCACCAACCGCTTACATCGCTAAGGAATAACATGTCTGCATCTAATATCACAGTTTCATCGTATGGTGACAAATCATAGAACTGACAACGATTATGTATCTTCCATTTGTCATCTCCAGACATATCAGTTGGCAGCTCGATAAAATCATCTACAGCAGAATGTTCAGTGACATCAACATCACAGTCTACAATGATACTGATATTGTTTACCGTCGACTGCGTTTTCTTAATGCTTTTAGCCAAAGCAATAGCCATGTCTAGATAGTCACCTTGAGCCATTACTAGATATCCGCGACTCATTATGCAACTCCTAATTTTATTCTATTAACCAAATCAAATTTGTTCATAACGTGTACGTCTAGTTCTTTAATCTTGCATAAGCCTTTCTTGGTTAAGAACTTAGTTGAATTCTCATTGAGTTCTAGGAGTCTATCTTCATAGTTACTATGATGTATATTCCAAGGAATAGTATCAATCCATTTGTTATTGGCTGTGCCACCAAGACTGTGTATCGCTACAGACCAAATAAAATCGTTTCTTACAGGACCGTCGTAAAGATCATACACATGCTTGAACCAATTGTAGTTTTCTTTTATATATCTACAATGATCAAAGAACAGTTTTGTAGTATCTGTCTTTTTAAAATAAAACACAGTGGCCCAGAAGAATTTAACTGACTTGTCATTTACCCAAGTAAACTCAAGATCCTTAACACCGTATAGATCAGTACTGTAATCACAGGCTAATATGTCTGATTTGTGTCCCCATAGTTTGTTTAATTGGTTGCTTTGGATTACAACATCAGTATCTATTACTATAGTTTCATCATAAGGAGTTATATCCCATGCATCGATTCGATTTAAATTATGGAATGTTAACTGCCTATCAACGTATCTTTTAGTCTGTGTCGCTGAACTTTCTTCAAAAAAGATTTTATCAAAACTCAAGGTCCAGTCAGGTATTAGATTATCAAGTTTATGTTTTGTTATTTGATCAGTGACTAGGCTAACAGACTTGTTCAAATATTTTTGTATTCTTCTAGCTGTCCATAGCGCCATCAGCCCATAGTCAACTTCTTCGTTATTATAGGCAAAGAGTAAAAATCCCTGTGTCATAGATCTGTAAGAGATTTAACACTTCGTTGTGTACGTAACTTAGCGAACTCTTCTCCGTATTTTACCAGTGCCTGCTGATAAATTGATTGTGCTTCTGCTAAAAATGTCACAGGATTTTCAATATGTGTTGGGTTGCCGTTGACATCAATAAACCAATTACTGTTTGAATCAAATGAACCTAACCACTCTTGAGTTATTTTAAATAGTCCGCCATTACTTGCTATCAACGTGTCTGATTCAAACTTTTCTTTGAGTAGTCTACGCTGTTGATTAATAGTAGTTTGGTATTGAGCAAAGCTCAGGGCAGATTCTAAATGTTGATCGATGTTTTCCATACTGTTAATTATCAGTAATTAACAGGCTAAACTATTGATCTTGATTACCAGTTAGATGTATTTGAAGGAGTCGGAGATGTCACTGTAATGGCAGATTGACTGAAGTATCGTGTGATACTGGCGGCGGCATCTGTATTAACATTTTCGTCCTGTGCCGGGCCGGTGCCTGTTTGATCACCAACGTCGGCATCATTAAGAATAACACTGATAGTTAATACTGTGGTGCTGGTTTTAGTTATGTTGATTTGGCAATAGTTTTCTAAGTATTGTGCAGCGTTACCATATTCAGTAACAGAAATATTTGTGCCAGCATCCCACTGTGTGTTGCCGTAGGTCTGTGTAGCAATGGCGTTTAAAATATTGTTAGCCCAATCTGTATCTTTAGCACTGGGACTGCTTGCAGGGGCTGTGCCAGATACATCAACAACAAAATAACCGCCGGCATTGAAATAATAATTTGCAGAAGCAGCATCTGGCCAGGTAAAAGTATAGGTCCAAGTATGAGCACCATTCCAGGCCGCTGTTAGAGATGTACTTAGAGCGGCACTGCCTAGTTGTGTGGCTGCAAAGACAGTATTTTTATTAGTCTCGCAATAGTCTGCCGCTGTTTTGTAAGCGTTCCAGTCATCTTTATAAATTATACCGCCAGTGGCTAAGTCGTTGATAGCACTGTTTCCGCCTGTGATATGCGTGTAGGCTTTGTTGATATCGGCACGTAACAAATCCATTTGTGCTGCCGAGATAGTAGTACCTTGACTAACTGCTGAACTAGTTACCGCATTTCCATAATAGGTGCTGACTACTCCGTCTATCACAGATTTGATAGCGTTGTAGTCTTGATAATATATTGTGTCGCCCGTTACTTTGGGGAATACGCCTGCTCCAGCCATTGTGAGTTCCTAAATTAACTATCAACTATTTAGTCAATCAATTAGTCCTTGACCAGGTCGTGTCCGAAGGCAAACTGTCCTATATGGTTTAATTGTCTACTGAGTATATCGTCAACCCAGATTTCATGTCCTTGTTGGCGTGCAGACATGCAGAAATTAATGTCTTCTCCTAGATAATCATCAGCTTCTGGCTGATAAGTTGTAGGGAACCAAGGTTTTGAGATACTGTCAAACACTGTCATTTCTGTCAGCATACAGCCCATACCAATACCTTCAACTTTGATCAATTCGTTTTCCACAGGCTGATTCTTACTGTGTTTGAGATAACTATCCCAACGTCCTAGTTCTGTGTAGGCCACAGTTTTATAAGGCAGTTGTCTAGTAACATAATTGCCTGCTACGATGGGTTTTTTATGTTCTAACAGTTTGTAGGCTGTGTAAAACGGAAAGCTCATGTCGCTGTCCAACCAAAGTATATGTGTGGCTGCAAGGCTACGGGCAGACTCTACTAAACTTTCACGCTGATGACTTAGTACAGTGCTCATGTTATAAAATACACGAGTTTCTATACCTTTTTGCCAGTTATAGTTTAATAGGCTATGTAGATTATGTGAAAATATAGTGTGTATCATGTCTCTGCAAGGCACACAGATTGCCATTCTAATTTTACTGTAATCTAAAGGTTCTGAATCCTTCTTAAGTTCAATTAAAGGCTTTCTAGATTTCTTAGCGGGCTTTGCAGACTCAGCAACAATATTTTTTGACTCTTCTGCTGTGATCACTTTTTCAACAACTGGTGTTGGCTTTACTGCGGGTTTTTGCCCCCGTAGGGCGGAGTTCATTAGGCTCATCGTGGCTGTCCTTCAGGTAGTGAATCTGCATTATACCCTTGATCTTCTTCAACTTCACGTGTAACTGTGTTGATCACATGCATGATTGTTCCACAAGTTTCTGCAAATTTACGATATTGTGCTTCGGGCAACAGTACAGCACGACCCATGACATCTTTACTGGCGCGGCCATGAGTTAATAGATCCACAGCACATTGACGACCTAGGTCTTCAGCCCAGAAGTCTGCTTCACCTTCCTCTAGTTTAGCTAGCTCTGAACGAATTTCTTCTTCAGTGTGTTGATTTAACCAAGCGTCAATACGACCACATTCAATTAGCATTTCTTGTTGATCTGTGCGATTGGTATGGCTGGCCAGATTCATATCGTCTAGGGCATCTTGTAGCTCTCTACGACGATTGAGTAGGCTTAATATTGCACGAGGTTTGTGTATGCCAAAACTTTCAATGATAAAGTTATCAAACTCCCATTGGCTTTGGCGTGTTGAAACGGTTTTTAAAATTTCACGAATATCCACGATAGAACTCCTTTGGAGTATTTAACTACCTAGATAATTGATTTTGCAGTTTTTGATTAGTAAGTGTGGGGATATAAACGTCCACCAAAACTACTGCTCAAAGCAACAGTACTGCCTCCAAGTCCGTAGTAGGCACCACAGTTTGCTCTCAGCTGAGCTTGGGATCCTAGGCCATTATTACTAATAGCACGCCAGGTTCTACCTAGCTCTCTGTTGCTACCTGTTGCTGAGAAAAAACCTGCCATTTGTTACTCCGTTATCTAACGAATATTTATCTAATAAATATTTGCATGACCAAGAATCAATTACTACAACGACTGCGAGAGGATCTAGAAGAATTGGATCACGCTATGATGCATGAAGAATCTGAAGAATTGCAAATAGCACGTATGAATTTGCAGGGTCGTATTCAAGAGCTTGAACTTGAACTGTTAGAAAATTGACATGATACCTCGTGATCGCTCAGACGGACAGCATTTTCTAGCACTGTATACGTTCAGCGATCAACCCTATGAGCCCAGTCTGCATTGGAATACCAATCGAGGGTGGGTTCAAGACCCGTTACATGTCGCACCCAAAAAGCACTACGAAAATGATCACAGGCCTAAGTCTCGGCCATTCATTCTGGATACTACGTTGACTTCTCCGGTGATGATCTCGTAGATTGCCCGCCAGTTTTTAACCTTGCGGATATAAGGGGTAGGGGTATTCATATTATGCCCGTGTTCCATAATTAGGCTGTTTAGGCCCAGGGCTCGCCCACATTCGGCGTTTTCAACCTTGTCTTCAATCCAGTATAGCCCAGATCCCCTGTAGGGTTCCAGTGCATCATCCTTGTCCGACCCTGTGGGTAGACAGACTAGTTTAGTAAAAGTGTTTTTACCAAACAGTTTCTGTAGATTCATCTCACGTAGGCGTTGGGCATTGCGATCAGTGCTGAGGCTAGTGATACAGTGGAACTCGTATCCATGCTCCTCATGTAGGCGTTTAACATAGTACACGCTGTCTCGCAATGGGGGTAGAAACCCTATAGCGGCAGATTCGTTAAACAAGCATGTAAATTTTTTAGCATCTGACTCATTTAAATTTTCAAACTGATCATTGATTTTATAGTAGTCTTTTGCGTTTGGTCGTTGCATATAACCACGTTCCTGCATCCAAATATTGAATGCCCACTCCCAGTCTAGTAGAACACCGTCTGCGTCTGTGAGTATAATTTTATCTGTCATTATTTACTTCCTTGTTTAATTGTTGTTAGCTCAGTCATAGTTAGACCATTTCATCAATGTTTTGACCCTTGTCCGGATCCTGAGCTTTGGTTATTCGCACTATCTCATCTTGGCGTTGTTCAATAGCCTTGAGCTGTTGTTGTTTGATTTGAGCCTGTTGGGTAAGACGTTGTTGCTCAATTCTATAGGCTATCCCGGGGTCTATTTTACCTGTTTTCATTGTTAATTCCTAGACGATCCAAGATAAACCGTTCAAGACTGGGCTCAGTGCGAGTCTCACCAAACAACCAAATACAGTCCTGCACAATCAACTGGGCAAACTTTTTAGGATCATCAATGGTATACTGGGGCCAAGTGTGCTGATTGCCCGTGTCATAATGACCCCCAGCCTTGGACCAAAGTTCTCGAATTCGTCCGTTCATTTTTCAATCCTTACGCATCGCATATTTACATATCCTGTTTTACCCTTGGCATCGGCAGCAAATGCCTGAATGGCCTGTTGACATTTCCAATAGGTATTGAATTCCATAGTGGGGATCACTGTATTGGTAAAATGCCCATTACTGTTTAATACAATCAAAACAAATACAATGGTGTTCATTCTTCAACTCCAAAATATTACTTGCCCAAGTAGTAAACAACTACCGTGGGACCAATTACACACACAAGGGCCAATAGTTCAATCATTCTTCAACTCCGAAATGTTCTTTGATCGTTTTAGCACACTCTCTTTGTCCTTCACGGACTGCTTCATTTGCCTTGACACTATCTAACCAATCACTGCATGTGTCAGCACGATG